GTTGTGCGCCGAGCTGCAAGACGCGGTAGCGCTGCCGCTCTGTCCACACGAAGTCGGCGTCACGCACCGGCCCGCTCTCGTCCAGTACAACCAACGTCAGCGCGTTCACGCCTTGATGGTCATCGCTATTGTCCCAGTTGATGCACGTTTCGCCGAAGTACATGGCGACATACGGCAGCGGGTTCGCAACGTCGACCTGGTTTGTCGGGAAGTCCAGCAGCAGCCCCAGCCGGCCGGTGACTAGCTGCTGCTCGTTAATACGCCGCAGCAGCCCGTCCAGTCCCTCACCGTCGATGGTTGCCTTGTCACGCAACGCTTCCATCTGTGGCGGTAGCTCGAACGTCGCCGGTTTCTGGTGCATGAGGCCGATGTGGCTTTCGACCGAGTCGCTGACGAAGTCGGGGAACACGGCGCGCATCTTGTACGCCGAGTATGCGATTGAGCCCGGCTGTTTCGGATCGGTCATCCCGTCCAGCACCTGTGCCGGCGTGGCAGGGAGGTACACCGTGCCCTTCTCCTTGACCACACGCTCGCCCGCGTAGGCGTCGCGCATCAGTTCCCAGTCAGCGATCATCCGTGCATAGTCGGGATGCTTGCTATCGAGTGCCATTACGTACCCTTCGTGCGCCCGCTGCGGGAGCCTGCAATTGTTGACATGACTTTGTAGCGGACCTCGTCACCGATGTGGTCTTCTGACTCGGTGTCGACGTCGTCGGGATCTTTCTCGTCGCGCTGTAGCACCGGGAACAGGTCGATAAACTGGGTGCACGTGTTGAAGGCGAACAGGCCAGGGCGCTCGCGCGGTACGCGTATCGGCTTGCCGTCCTTGCCCTGCACGTGCTGCGGCAGGGCATTCGCGAGGTACGTGCGACAGCGCTCCCAGCCGCTCTTTCGGCTTCCAGGGCTCTTGTCTGCACGCGTCCAGCTAACACCTTTGAAGTCCTTGCCTTTAATTTTGACAGTGCGCGCCATGTCGGCGGCGATGCTGTTCCCGTTTTCGACGTCGTAGATGCTAGTGTCCGCCGGACCCGGCCGGACACGCCCATGAAGACCAAGGGCCATTTCGCGCTCGATTATGCCTGCGGCAACGTCATTCGCAAGCATCCTCAAGCCCTGATTAGGCTTGCCCGTTGTGCCGTACCACTCCGAGATTCGGAACAGGTCGCCTCGAACGGTACTGCGCCACGTGCCATCTTTCATCTGCACGTCGCTACCATCAGACTCAGCCCACCAACCAACGCTGAAGGGCGCACTACTGCCCCAGTCAAACGAACGGTCAATGCGCCAGTTCAACGGGATGTCAAATGGCGGCACGATGTGGACGTCGCTGTCCCACATCTCGTCGAACATGCCGCCAGCCACAATGTCCCAGCTACCGCCGAGCCACGCCTTGCGCTTGTTCTTGTCCTTCAGCGTCTCGAGCTCTGCGATGTACTCGGGGCTGAGGTAGATGTTTTCGCGGTAGCTGCCGAAGAGGTGTACCTGTGTCTTAACCACATCCTCGCGCTTCTGCGTGCGCGGGTTGAACACGTTCACGACCTTGCGGATCACCTTGCCCATCGGCGCCGCGTTGATGAAGCGCTTCTTGACCCAGTTGTGCCCGGCGCCGTGAGGGTTGCATGTGGCAAACACCTCCAGCGGTATCTCCGGCAGGTAAATGATCTCTTGCGTGTCGTTGTCGATAACGACCGGGAAGTCCTGCGGGCGGAAGCTGCTGCGGTTGCAGCTCATCATCATTTCGAACAGCTCATCTGATGGGTACTTCGTGAGCTCGTTCCACCCCAAGAAGGGGAACTCTTGCCCGTGGTACGCCCAGTAATCGGTCGCGCGCTTGACAGTGCGGAACAGCAGCTCTTCCCCCGTGGGCCACACCCAGCGGTAATCGGACTTGGAGCTAAGAAACCGGGGCCGCTGGTCGTCGGTGCCGATGTACGGGAACCAGCGCATCGACTTAGACACCAAGTCGTCCAGGTTCTTGTACTCTCGGTCGAAGATGACGCCGCGCCAGTGCCGACCGTAGCCAAGGCCCACACGGCGGCGGAAGCGCATCAGCTGCGCGTCTGTCTTGCCAGGGCCGCGCGTGCCGTGGTAGAGCATAATGTGCCCGCCATAGCTCATCGCGAGTGTCTGGCTGCCGGGCAGCGGCTTCCACGTTACCTTGACAGGCTCGGCCTCCTCGACGGGCATGCCGCCATACAGGGCCAGTTCGCCGCTCATACGCGGCTTGCTTCAGCGAGCGCCGTCTGGCTGGCCTGTGCGGCGGCTTCCCAGTCGTCCAGGCTTGCAATGCCCGGCACCTGCATCACGCCTCCGCGCTGGTTGATGTCGACCTGCGTTTTGATTGGCGCATCCATGCCGTAGAAGCTCGCCATCTTGGCAGCAGCCGCAACACGTGCGGCCGGCTTCTGGTACGGGTTCAGCATGATCTCGCGCAGCACCGTCTTGATCGCTCGCGTGTCGTACTTGCGCTCATGCTTCGGATCTGCGTCTGTTTCGCGTAGCTGGCTAAGACGCCGCTGCACGTAAGACTTCTGGATGAAGCGCTTGCCGTACTCATCGGCAAACCCGGCACCGAAACCGCACCGGCTGGCGGCTTGCGCAGGTATGCCGTCACGAAGGTACTCTTGACAGAATAGGTCCAGCAGAGCGCGTTCTTGCTCCGTCGGTTCTGGCTCCATCGCCAGCCATGTCCACGTCTCGGGTGTGCCTTCGGAGGCCATGCCTCGCCTTTATCCAAGTGCCGCCCGCAGCCCCTGCCGCGCGCATATGCTCGGATATGGTACGCGATGACTTTACGGCGGCTTGGTTTGAGTACTCAGAGGGCGAGCGCCGGTCACGCGCAGCGCCCACGTGGAAAGCTGCCCGTGTCGCAGCCTGCACGCCTCTGCAGCGCGTTCGCGGGCCTTGACTGTAGTGACCACTGCCTCCACCGTCGCCGGCTGCCCAGCGGGCAGCACGGGGCCTTCATCGCATGGTTGCGTCAGGCTGGCTGGAGGCGGGTCCGGCTGGATTGCCGCCAGTTGCTTCACGGTTGAACATGCTGTCGACAAGACTAGCAGGCAGGTACACGTCGCCCACTTTGCCAGACGCAGGACATTGGAGGGGCTCGTTGAGGGCCGCTCGCAGCTTTGCATCGGTCCGCGCATAGCGTTTCTCCAGGGCGTTCAGTTGAGACTCATATTCCGCGGCCAGTGCATAGCCCTCTTCGCGGAACTCTTTGTTCAGCGCTTCGGCCTTGGCTTTCGCTTCATCCCACTCGGCTTGTTTGGCTTCTTCACCGCTGGTCACTCCTTTGCTGTACGTGTACCAATAGCTCCCGCCGATAAGGGCGACGAGCGCCAGCGCGGCAGCGAGCTTGATCCAGGCCAGCGGGCTCACAGGTCGTCCGCCGGGTTGACGATGCCGATTGTGACACCTTCTTTGCGTGCCTTGGCTTCTTGCAGCAGCGCCAGAAGCGGCGCATAGGCGAGCCGGCTTTCGCCGAGGAACTTGCTGAACCGCTTGCGCCCGACCAGGATGCAGCCATCGGTGTCGACTGCGCTGTTGCCGGGGTGAATGCGGATGCCTTCGAACATTGGCACGTCCAGCAGGATCGGCATCAGGACTTGGAACCTGTTGCTGAATGTGACGTCGACTTTGTACGTGCCGTAAGGGATGGCAGTCTGGCCCTTCACCTTCACGCCGGGCGGGCGCACAGTGTCCTCGAGCGTCCAGCAGTTGAACACGCCGTTCACCAGCAAGCGGCCGATCGTGCACTCGGGGTCAAGTTGCAGGCGTTCGACGATGAGCTTCATGTGGCTAACCGCGGAAGGTACGCCAGCACAACGGTGACGGCAGCCGTGCCGATCATCGCGATGCCCGCCAAGATGCCGCCAACGACCCAGCGGCGCAATTCGCGCAGGCCGGGCATGTCGCGCTCGATGACTTGCAGCCGCTTCTCCTGGTCCAGGATGGCGACAGCCTGCGTCTGCACTTCTTTGAGCGTAGCGCTATGCGTCACCTCCAGCCGCGTGAGCGTTCGAAGGCTTTCGTTGATGGCGAATACGGCATCGGCGTTGCGCTTCGTCTCGGCTGTCAAGTGAGACAGCGTGTTCTGGATGACGAGCGCCTCCGTGCTTGTCAGCTTGCTTGTCACGTCGTGTGGAGGCATCCAAGATGACCTAGGCCCCAGCCAAGGCGGCCGGTGAGGGCGGAGTATAGCCATGCTCAAACGGTCAAGGCGTTAGCATCAGTTGCCGGGTCAGCGACATCACCGCAGCCGTGCTGTCCAGCATCGTGTCCAGTGTTGCGTGCAAGCTGTCCCGATGCCGCTGGGCTTCTTCACCGTCTCCAACGAAGCACGCTGCGTCGAACTGGGACTTTGCCGCGTCGTACCTGCGCGACGCGAGCACGATGTCGACCTGTGTTTGACGCAATTGCTGGTTGATTTGATCCCGTGTCACCTGTAGTCCTCAGAGACTGCCCCGGAGGAATTGTAGGTGATGAAGCACTCGCGAGCTTGACGCCAGCCCCAGCACACAGCAGCCGCGTAACCACACTCTCGCAGGGCATCGCGCCACGCTTTCTGACTGTCACTGACGGTGCCGCCCTTGATCTTCATCTCGATGTATAGCCCGGCATACGTGCCGATCGGTACGGGGAAGCAGATGTCGGGAACGCCGGGCTTGACGCCCTCAACCTTTAGACGACTGGCGGTGACTGCGTCGCGCTTGCCGCCGTTTGGGATCGCGTAGGCCATTCCAGCGCGCGGGTACGTGCCGCGATGCTGCATGAGCAGGAGCCAGCCGAAGAAGGCACGCTGTTCGGCGTGCTCGGTGCCGGCCTTCGCCAGATTGTCGCAGTACGCGTCGACGTCAAAATCGGGATTCGGTGTCATGCTTGCGCTTCCGCTTCACTTGCGTGTAGTAACGAACCATGTGCACGCTGATCCCGTACTGCTCGGACAGCTTGATGCAGTTGGTGCCGCGCGCCCGCTCTTGCCGCAGCTTGGCGGCCAGCTTGGCGCGGTCTTGGATATGCTTGTTGAACACCTGCCCGCGCAGCTTTTTGTCGATGTCATGCTTGGCACTGCGCCAGTAGAACTCGGTGACCTCGTATGTAACGAACTCGAAGCCCTCGTGCCTGTGTGACATCGGCACGGTGCACAGGCGTCGCACCCGGTTCAGGCCCGGCGCCTGCTCGTCCACTGCCAGCACGCGGGAGGGCCTGCCGCACGTAGGGCAGCGCACGGGCTACCCTAGCCCCGGCTGCTGCGCGTTTGGGGCGCCTGGAGGCCGCTGGGTGGCTGCGCGCCCTCGTATGGGCAGTTCCCCATCCGACGGCACGGCTGCCCAGCGCATGCGGTACAGGCCGCCTTGACCTCGGGTGCCAGCGGGAACAACGTGATCGGCGCGGGTGGAGCCAGTGCCGCGTCCAGGGCCTCCAGCCGCTGCAACGTGTGCCGGGCCTTGCCGACGTCCACCGGGCCGCCCTTGGCACGTTCGCGGGCGAGGTACACGATGGCCTCGCCCTTGAGGTAGCCGCGGAACTCTTCGGGCGTCAGGCAGCTTGCCAGGAACTCCCAGGGCGTGACATCCATGCGGCTGTAATGGTCGCCGCCCACCTGTCCATCGTCGTGCCGACGGCTCATGGCAGCACCAGCACGCAGATCACGCCACCAACGAAGCCGCCGGGCAGGCCGCCGTACATGGTGTACTTGATGTCTTTCGGGTCAACAGTGTGCCGCGTGGGCCGCTTGGCGTCGTACTTCTCTTTGAGTAAGCCGGCAAGGTAAGCGTCGACCACACTGAACATGACTGCGAAGAAGACGCGCGCCTCGCGCTCGACAAGGCCGCGCAGCAGCCAAGCCACAACGAAGCCGGTCACAAGGCCGACCAGGAAGCCGGCCGCAAGGTGCAGCTTCTTGTCGTAAGGAATGTTCAAGTTCATGGTCACCTCAGTAGAGCGGCATCGCCGCAGTAGGAGCAAAGGCCCGTTCGTCATTGTCGCGATACAGGTTGAAGAAAGCGTCGTTCCAAAGATGTTCGGCTTCATCGCCGTACAGCTCGCGGACCTCCGGTAAAGGCAGCTCCGCATAGCGAACCGGCGCCTGCGGCAGTTTACGCGCCGGGAAGTTGAGCCTCGCGCTCATGGTTGCGCTTAGGCAGTGGTGCCCAGCCTATCACGTAGCCAGCGGTCTCGTCCACCAGCCGCCACTGACCGACGATGCAGACGCCACCTTTCGTCAGCAGCAGCACCTTCGCGCCACCGGGCGGCCTTTCGTCGCCGAGCGCCGGGTACAGGTACGTATCGACCTTGCCGGCGACGTATGTGGCTACAGGCCCGCTCATGCTGCCGCCTGCTGCGCTTCGGTATGTCTGTACCATGCCGGCTTCATAGCCACACGGCTCGCGATGCGCTCGCGCACCAGCGCCAGGGCCTCGGGTGTGGGCGTGTAGCCTCCGGCGAATGGCCCGCGCATAACCCCATTCGGGTCAAAGGGCGCCTCCTGGTCGAAGTTGATACCACGGCACGCCAGCTCGGCGCGAATGCGGCTGTAGCGCTCGCGCAGGTACGCGCCCTTATTGTAGAAGAAGCTGACGTGCCCCTTGCCCAGCACGTAGGCCGGCGGGATCATGTTCAGTACGCCGAACACACCACGCGCGGCGAGGCTGCGTTCCAGCGAGCGCGGCACCATCTTGATCTCGCGGAATTCCGCGAACAAGTGCTGGTCGTACAGCTCTTGCACGGGCACTAGGTTGATGCGTGTCATGCCGTGTGCGCCTGCCTGTGCCACCGATACAGCGCCTCCTCAGCGCCCCGGTCAAAGTGGGAGTCTTCCCACACATCGTCGATCGTGGCCGACACGATGTCGGGCGCCGTGCCAGCCTCCAGCTCTTGGGCGGCCCAGTTGTACCCGGCGTCGTACTGCCGGCGCTGGGCAGCGGCTACGCGAGCCGCAAGCCATGCCTTGATCGCTTTGAACACGTGAACTCCTTGTCGCGCCTGTGGCGCAGGTACAGCAAGACTTCGATGACGGCGGTAACAGCCAGGACGGTAAGCATAGCGGGCTCCTTGTTGACGATGTATCAATGGTGCAGTCACCGCCGCGCTATGTCTATCCCTAGGAAGGTTGATTTACGAAGCGTTACTCGTCGGTCGGTTGTTGGTTGACAGCTTTGCTGAGGCGACGGATGTCCGCTTGCAGCCGCGTGTCGCGCTTCTCCAGCATGGCGGTCATCGCCGTGTGGTACTCGGCCTTCTGTTTGTGCTCCAAGTGGTCGCGCCGGCACTCTTCCAGCGCAGCCGTCGCCAGTTGCAGGGCCGTCGGCGGGCGCATGCGCGACCAGAAGTACCGCGGAGGGTTGTGCGCCGTGTGGGCGTCGATGATTGTGCCTGTGTTCATGGTAGCTCCAGTAAAGCCCGGCAGCCGGCCGGGCGCGGGTTGTGGTTAGCAGTCGAACGTCATGTTGAACGCGCGGCCCTTGCCGTTGAATTGCTTGAAGCTCTTGGGCGCCGACTTGACCTCCAGGGCGCCACGCTTGCCGACGTGGACGAACCAGTGCTGCGCCTCCACGAACCGCAGCACGTTGTTCTCGCCCAGCTTCACCATGTCCGTCTTCGCCAGAATCCAGAACGTGCCGTAGCTGGTGGCAGTAACTTCGAAGGTGACCAGTGTGTCGCCGTAGGCTTCGGTCTTGTTGAGCTGCCCTTCCATGAAGCGGCGGAAGTAGGCGATTGCGCGTTCTTGGGACTTTGTCATTTCGGGCTCCAGTGCGTTGTTGATGAGGCAAGTGTAGTCGGTGCACAAGCTTCGTCAAGCACTGTTACATCTATTTGATGCGCAGGACGCCGGACGACTTGCCGGCGCCGAGCTGGGTGTTCAGCGACACCTTGCCGCCGTAGTCCTTGCCGGCCGCGTAGGCGCTGCCGCTGACGGTGTCCTTGGTGCGGCTGGCCTGCGTCTTGAGCGCCACGCCCTGCGCCTTGATCCAAGCCGCGTTCGCCGCCGTCTCGCTGGCGTACAGGTCCACCAGCACCAGCGACGTCCCAGGCGTGGCCGCCTTGGCGTCTGCAGCCGCTGCGGCCTTCAGCTCGCGCACACGCTGGCGCAGCTTGGTTTCGACGCCTGTGGCGAAGCTACGGGCCTCGGGCGAGGTTTCGCTGCCGTAGCGTGCGCGCAGTTCCTTGAACACGCTGCTGACCACGTACTGCGCCATCTCGTTCGCCGTGATGGCGTTTGACTGGCGGCCGATGAAGTGGTGCGTTGCCATCTTGCCGGCTCCTCGGC